CATTTGATGGGGCATCAAGTGCTGTTGTTGCTACTTTAGCACCAAGCCCATCAAACGCTTCAGTTAACTATTTAGGCGATGGCACAAGCGGAGTATTTTTATGGGGCGCACAACTCGAAACGGGCGACATTGCCACCGACTACATCCCCACGACTACCGCAGCGGTTTCAGTCGGTCCAGTAGCCGACATCCCCCGAATAGACTACACGGGCGGAGGATGCGGAAAGCTGTTGTTAGAACCGCAGAGGACTAATTTGCTGACGTTTAGTGAGCAGTTTGATAATGCTGCTTGGACTAAGGTTCAGTCAAGCGTGACTGCCAACAATGCAGCTTCGCCTGATGGCTTTATTAACGCTGATAAATTTATTGCTGACACAACAAGCAATATTCACTTTGCTAATAGTTCAATTGCCAATACAGCAGCCCCTTGGACTTACTCGGTGTTTGCTAAAGCAGCAGGCTATGACCGATTGATTATGTGGGTTGCAGGAACAAACTTTGTCGGATTCAACTTAACGACTGGAATTGTGGAAAGCACGTTAGGTATTGGTATAACATCTGCAAATATTCAAAACTACGGAAACGGCTGGTATAGGTGCAGCATAACAAGCACAAGTACATCAAGCGGAACATCGGTTGCCTTTGCGGTATTTAATGCAGCCTTTACTGACGGCAACATAAATCCAATATTTACTGGCAACGGAACGGATGGGGTTTTAATTTACGGAGCGCAGTTTGAAGCTGGAAGTTATGTTTCAAGTTATATCCCCACCCTTGGCGCATCAGTCACAAGGAGTGCTGACGCTGCAAGCAAGACGGGGATTAGTTCGTTGATTGGTGCTACTGAAGGAACGATTTATGGAGAGTTTACCTTTACTGGCATTTCGCCTCAAATGCACATGTTTGTCAGCGTAGCTGGCTCTTTTGCTAATGCTGTTTATGTTCAAACATTTTCAGCTACTGGTATTAGTATGCAGGTTTGGAATGGAGTAGTTAACCAAGTAGCAATAAATTCAAGCGGATTAACTGCTGGTCAAAACGTAAAGTTTGCGGCTGCTTACAAAGCCAATGACTTTGCTCTTTATGTAAACGGGGTGCAAGTAGGAACTGATACAAGCGGAAGTGTTCCTTCGGGGTTGTCGCAACTTGAAGTCGGTGGATATGCAGAAGCAGGTTCGCCATTTAATTTTAATAGTTCAATTCAAACGGCTGCACTCTACCCCGTTCGTTTAACCAACGCAGAACTCGCAACCTTAACCAGCTTATAATATGAAATTCCGCAAGCATGAACTCTCCCCCTCCGATTGGGAGGCAAAGAAAAAGTTAATCCAAAAGGAGGTAGCTACACCAGAAGGCAAAACCTTTGTTTGGAATCCCGAACTAATCATTTTAGTCTACGAGGTTGGACATATCTGCACCGAGTGGGGCAAGGATAAGGAAGGCAATCAAACGTGCGTTAAACAAAGCGAAAAGGTCGCTGTGGACATCGTTTGGAAAGACGAGGTGCTTCCAGCGTTTGTGCCTTACTTAGTGTGGCCCAAGCCGATTGGCTGCTCGTCTATGGGTTACGCCTTAGACACCGAGTATGCCAAAGCCTACTGCATTGCCAACCCTTCTGCCGAGTATTGCCAACCACCTAAACCGATTAAGCTGTGAGCCAATTCCCTATCTCTGAAACCATAACTGGTTTAGTAGCTGCTGCCATCGCTTGGTTTAGCGGAGGAAAGTACGCTGCAAAAGGAACTGAAATAGATAACACAGCTAAATTGATTGAGTTGTGGGAGAAAGCAAATCACAATTGCCAGTCGGAATTAGACGAAGTTAGAAAGGAAATAAAAGACCTTCGCAGTTTTTATGAGTCAGAAGTTTTGAAAAGAGATAGCGATATACTCAGCTTACAGCAGAAAGTCAAGGTTTTAGAAAACCACATCAAGAAGCTGGAAGCAAAATGACAAATAAGGAACTTGCATTTCATATCTTAGCCGAGCAGTACAAACTTGCTGGATTGACTATGGAGCAAGCCTTGTTATTATCTCCTGATGAATTTGATAACATTAAGATTACCGAACAGCAAAGCAGAGAGTGGTATATTTGGGCTGTTGATTTTGTCAGTAAAACGAAAGGCTGGACAAAAAAGACTGCAAGAAAAGAAGTGGGAATGGTTGACCTCATGGCAGGTCTAATTGTAAAATATGATGAGGCAAAGCAAGTGGACTCAATATGATGAACAAATCAAAGCTGCTTATTCCGATGGACACACAAAGACCTACCACATTGCAAAGTTAATTTTAGGTGCAGAAGCTGACAAATACGATTTAGACGTTTTCCGCACTTACATCAAAAGGAACTTTAGCACAACGCCAAACGACTTTGGTAATGCAACGACAACTGAAACCAAGCAGTATAACTATGCTGCGGTTCTATCTGCTCGTAAAGAGGATGGCGGCATTATGTCTGCCAAGGAGTTTTGTCAGTATTACGGGTTACCATACGAGGAAGCCAAGAGTTACAAGCTACTCACCCACACGAAATACCCGACATACAACATTGCTTCACACAATGTAAACGAGGACGAGCGAGAACAGATAACCCCTGAACTGATTGAGGCAATTGTAAAGAAACACATTCGCCCGATCCAGTTTATACAGCCTAAAGAAATTAAAGAATCCAACTTTGTTGATAGGGTTATTTTTACAGATACCCATATCGGAATGGAGGTAAGTTCTGCGACCTCTCAATACGATGGAGATTGGAAGCCAGCCACGATACTTAATAGATTCAAGCAAATGATGCAAATGCTTTCTAAATACAAAAGAGGGAGCGAATTGTACCTTATTGACTTGGGGGACTATATGGATGGTTACGATGGATTTACAGCAAGAAAAGAGCATAAGCTTCCGCAATGTATGGACACCCAGGAGGCGTTTGATTTAGGCGTACAATGCAAGCTGCTGATTCTTGATGCTGCGATTCAAATGTACGACCACGTTACGCTTGACAATGTCTGCAACGATAACCACGGTGGAAGCTTTGCTTATTTGGTAAACAGCGCAGTTGAAAAAATAGCCTTGCATCGTTACGGCAAAAACGTGCAAGTCCGCAACCATCGCAAGTTTATAAATCACTACATTATTAAGAATAGAGCATTTGTATTTAGCCACGGCAAAGACGAGAAGTTTATGAAAAGAGGGATGAAGGCTTCACCCGACTTAACTGACATTCAAAAGGTGGATGCCTATTGTAAAGCCAATGGGTTGTATGCTTATCCTGAAATTACGTTTGAAAAAGGTGACAGCCATCAAGCTATTTTAGATTTTTCGACAAGTGACGATTTTGCTTATTTAAGTTATTTATCTTTTGCACCTCAAAGCGAGTGGGTTCAAACAAATTTTAAGCAGGGCAAAAGCGGTTTTGTAATTCAAAACATTAACTTTGCAGACAACGCAATTAGTTTTACACCAGTATTTTTTAAACCATGACTAAAAACTTTAAGCTGGAGGAATTTGCCTGCAAGTCAGGCGCACCAATGCCTTTGAGCGTTCGGACAAATATAGAACGCCTGGCGAAGAACTTGCAAGTTTTGAGGGATGAACTCAAAGTGCCAATGACTATTACAAGTGGGCATAGGTCTGCGGAGCATAATAAAAAGATTGGCGGTGCTACCTTTAGCCGACATTTAGTTGGTGATGCTGCTGACTTTAAAGCGCAAGGCATTGCACCGAGTGCAGTTGCTGCTATCATCGAAAGACTCATAAGCGAAGGCAAGATGGAGCAAGGCGGACTAAAGGCTTACGCTACGTGGTGTCATTATGATTGCTCCCTTAAGAAAAGAAGATGGTAAACGAATTAAAAGCATATCGGATAATCTTCGCTGTAACGGCTTTTATTCTCATAAGCATAGCGGTACACCAATGCGATAAAGATAGTGCGCCACAGCCTACTAAAATAAGCGAGAGCGTTATCCTTTACGAAATGGCAGTCAGCGAAAGAAAGCAAGCCAAGTTATTATTGGATTCCGTTAGCCTCTTAGAGAAGAAAAGGGATACGCTTTACATAATTAGAACAAGAGTAATAACAAAATGGGATTCTCTTATTAGAACCTTTCCATCAGATCAAGTTATCCCGGTTAGATTAGATTCGTGCTTAGAGGTCGGAGGCATTGTCTTGGCTGAATTGTCAGCTTGCGATTCCGTTGTGGAATATCAAGGCAAGATAATAAATCACTTAGAGGCTGGCTTTCTTAAGATAGACTCCAGCCGTACTGAGTTAGCTGGCTATTTAGACGAAGTGAATAGAGAAGTAGCAAGACAGCGCAACCAAAAGAGATTAGCGTGGATAGCTGCTGGCGCATTTGCTTTGATGGGAATAATCTATTAACTACCTTTACGCACCGCTTCATCTCGGTTTTTTGTTTATGTGTATCCCTCGGCAGACGGCTGGGGGATTTTTTTTTATAAATATTTTTATAAAAGTGTTGCACATCTAATAAAAGGTATTACATTTGCATATACAAAAACGACAAACAAGATGAAAACTCAAATCCAAATCACCGCAGACATCAAGGCAATCGCAAAAACAAAAGCAATGCAAATGCCAATTGGTACATTTTCACGCCTGAAAATAGGCAATGAAATTAGCGACATCGTAATTAATCCAAGCAGTTCAGGCATTTACTTTTACAATGTTCCCGGTACGATTACTGATAAAATCTTTGACCAGCTTATTTGCTTTGAGTACTACAACCAAATAAACTAACCAAACGAGGGGTGCGACTCGACAACGCACAATATGTAAAATATAGTCAGGTGGCGGAAGGCACACGTGACCCCTCCCTTAAGTGGAAGGGGAAGTTTACAGGTTCGAATCCTGTCCTGACTACAATTAACCTTAAAACAAAACAAGATGAAAAAACTTACCTACACCACATCAATGATTCAAAAACGAGTGCCTGATGAAATCAAAGCCGAGTTAATCGAAATGATTGACATCCGTGTTGCATCCTTCAAACGCACCGAATCAAGCAGAAAGCTGATGATTTCAAAAGTAAAGGAGGCAGCAAATGGCTGATTCATTTGATAGCGATTTGAACGCTTATAACTCGGCATACGATGCGAGAGCAGAGCGAGAAGAAGAACTTGCTGACTATATTACTGACCTTTACATTGGCAGCGAATATGCTGACCTCTATCAAAACGGCAAATACCGAGGCTGGCTAAGTCTTGACGAGGCAATCACACGCGCCTTAGAGGATGATGATAATGACGAATGGACAATAAATGACGAAGAAGAATGAAAACAACATATCCAAAAACCGAAATGGCATTTAACGAGTGGGCGCAATACATTCACTCCGAAGCAGCCAAAGTGCATCCCTCCTTGCTGGATTACATTAAATATCCGCAAGTGTATCAAACACAATTTGAAAAAGTAATTGACGAAAAGTAAAATAATTATTGTATATTTAATAAACAAAAACAAGATGAGCAAAACAATCCACACCGCACTACTAAGTGCAAAGCAAGAGTTAGGCAAAGTGCCTAAAAACTCCAGCAACCCTTTTTTCAAGTCCAAGTATTTTGACATCAACGGACTTTTAGAGGTGGTCGAACCAATCCTTCACGCTCACGGCTTATTCGTTCTCCAGCCTATTATTGATGGCAGCGTAGTAACGCAAATCATTCACGCTGAAACTGGGCAGATGATAGAAAGTTCGATGAAGCTATCTAACATCGTTGACCCGCAGAAGCAAGGCAGCGAGGTGACTTACTATCGTAGGTACACACTCCAATCTTTATTGGCAATGCAGGCAGACGATGACGATGGTAACGCAGCAAGCAAAGCACCGCAGAAGCTACCTATCTTAACTAAGAGCGACCCGATGTATCCAAAGATAGCACCAGCTATTGCAAGCGGTCAGCGCAAGTGGGAAGACCTTTTAAAGAAGTACACCATCCTTCCTGATATGATGGCAGACTTAGAGTTAGAAATAATAAACATCAAGGAAAATGCTTGACCTAATCCAACTAACCTCAAAAAAATTATCTAAGCAGTCGCTCAATGAGTGGGCTACTGCAATGGTAACTCTTATCGAAGATAACGAACTGAATGCCCTTGAAGCACACGCCAAGGCGAAGGCAATAAAAAACGCATTGGATATTGTCTTAAAGTCAACAGAGGACTTGGCAGTAGATGCGTATTTAAATTACGGGACTAAGGTTGTTGAAGTTTTTGGTGCGCAAGCAACTTACAAAAATGGCGCTGTCACTCCCGATTACGAACAAGACCTTATTTGGCTTCACCTAAAAGAGCAGGTAAAACAGAGAGAGGAACTGCTAAAGTTAGCGTTTAAGTCTAAAGATGTCGAAATCACAGACACGACAACTGGCGAGGTCGTTCCAAAAGTACAGCCGAAATACGCTAAATCTTCAATTTCAATCCAATTTTAAAACCATGGCATACGAATCTAAAGCTGGAGATGTGAGCATCTTCAAAAACAACACCGAAAACCCGAAAGCACCGCAGTATACCGGCACGTGTATCGCACCTGATGGAACGACCTACCGAATCTCTTTGTGGGTAAAGGAAGGCGCAAAGGGTAAGTTCTTTTCAGGTAGGATAGAAGAACCAAAGGCAGTTGAATCTTTTAACCCCAAAGGCGATGACCTCCCTTTCTAAATCACTTGAGCAAGTAGTTGTACCGATAGATAATTACTACGATAACATCCTTTATTTTTCCAAGGGATGGATAAAGGAACAAGGGCAGTTTACAACGGAGGTACTGCGGTCAGCATACGAGAGTCAAACGACTCTAATACCTGCCGAGCCGAGAGTTTACGGAGCAGTTGTGAAAGACCTACAAAAAGAAAAGATGATCCAGCACAGCGGTTATACGACAGCGCAAAATAAACAAGCGCATAATAGGCCGATAAGTCTTTGGAAAGTCCAATAGTTTTTGTACTTTTGTAGGAGTTAATCGAATAGAAGTCGCAGTCTATTCGATTGACCTAAGTGTTAATCACTTTAACCCCCTTCGACTGCGACTCGTTGGGGGTTTTTTCATTAATTATGAAAGACCCAGCATTTTTATTTTACAGCAGCGATTGGCTAACTGGCTGCCAATTTATGAGCATGAACGAACGAGGTGAATATATTACCTTGTTAGCTGCCCAGCATCAAAACGGACACCTTGACCCGAAAAGGCTTGGGTTTCTTTTGGGTTATGGTTGGGATATGGTTTCGGATATTGTCAAGTCAAAATTTGTTTTAGACGAAAATGGTTTGATTTACAATGAGCGTTTAGAGGCAGAAGCAGAGAAGCGCAGCCAATACGCTGATAAACAACGCAATAACGGAATGAAAGGGGGAAGACCTAAGAAGGATGAAAACCCAAAAGAAACCCAAACTATAACCCAACTAATAACCCAAAGTAAACCCAAAAATAACCCTACTGAAAATGAAAATGAAAATGTAAATAGAGTTAGAATAGAAGATAATAAAAAGGTGTGGTTTGATGTTTTTTGGGATAAGTACAATAAGAAGCAAGACAGCAAGAAGTGCTTGGACAAATGGCTAAAGCTTTCGGATAACGAAATCAACGCTGCGCTTGACAAGGTAGATGAATACGTTCACTCTACTCCCGATGTGCAGTTTAGGAAAAATCCATTAACTTGGCTGAATGGTAAATGCTGGGAGGATGAAATTATTATTCCTACCTTAAACACAAAAATAAGCAACTTTGAAAAAGCAGTAAAAGCAGACCTTCACTCAATGATTATTTATGATAACGACAACGAATAACAGCCAAGCCGTTCAAGCCTACCAAGGTAAGCAATGCGCTCAAATGCCACAGCAAGACTTGCTACCTGAAATCCTTAACCAGTACAAAATGGTTTGCGCTTACGCTGGGCAGCAAGTAACGAACGACCAGCACACCCTCAATCTTATCGTGCGTATGATCGAAACTGACTTGAAGCAGACACGATGTACCCTTGACCAGTTTAAGATAGCTGTAAACGAAGGTATGAGGTCAGGAGAGGTATATTCAGCTAACGCACCAGCTACTTATTTAAAGTGGGTGTATGCCTACTTGGATAAAGTCAAGATGGAATTGGCAGCGCACCGCAACAACCAATCATTTCAGCCGTACGAAATGAGCGAAGAAGAAAAGCTAAACACAGCCATCGAGCATCTCGTGACAATGTATCACAAGTTCAAAAGCGGACAAAGTTTTTTGGATGGTGGCAGTGCTGGGTACTTGTGGCTGGAAAAGATAGGGCAGATTAATGTATCTATTGACGAGAAAGCCGAGATGTTTGAGAAGTCAAAAGATAGAGCCATTGCAGCTATAAAAGCGAAAAGGGATAACGCTGAACGATACGAGGCAAGGACTATCCAGTCCCTCTTAAACGCTATTGAGCAGCGACCAAAAGACATACCGGAACTTAGATTTGAGCAGATAAAGATTTGCAGGGATGACTTGCTTCGCCAGTACTTTCGAAAAAACAATTTAACACACGACTTTTTATATGAAATTTTCCAAGAACATCAAGCTAAGTAAAGCCAAAGCCGACAAGTACTTTTCGCTGTACATTCGGCAAAGAGATTCCGAGAACGGAAGGGCTAAGTGCTGCACCTGCGGTAAGTATGTAAGCGAGTTTGACTGCGGTCACTTTATCTCAAGACGATTTGAAGCAACAAGGTTTGACGAGAAGAACGCAAATGCTCAATGTTTAAAGTGTAATAGATTCGAGAACGGCAACCAGTACGAACACGGGCAGTTTATAGATCAAAAGTGGGGCGAAGGTACAGCAGAGCAAATCTTATTCAAGTCAAAGATGCTGTGCAAAAAAAGTCAGGCTGACTACGAGTTTATAGCAGAGGAGTTCAAAAACAAGCTATGAAACAAGACATCCACAATTTAGCCAGCCGATTAGACTTTGGCATTGACGATTTGCTGTCAGTCGATGCGGTGCTGGTTAAAAAGTATTTGATTATCTACCGGCTAAGTAAAACGCACACCATCCAGGAGATAACCGATGCCTTTGGCTACTCTAATCGGCAGAGCATCTATTCAGCTATAAGAAAAGCAAGGGGATGGATAAGCATTGACAAAGAGATTAAGGCAATGTGGGAGGGGTTGATGTGAGGCACGGCTCTTTATTTAGCGGTATTGGAGGCTTTGATTTAGCCTCGGAGTGGATGGGTTGGGAGAACGTGTTCCATTGCGAATGGAATGAATTTGGAAAAAAAGTTTTAAAATATTATTGGCCTAAAGCAAAAAGCTATGAAGACATTACCACAACAGACTTCACTATTCACCGAGGAAAAATCGACATCCTTACCGGTGGATTCCCTTGCCAACCGTACTCAACAGCAGGAAAGCGACTTGGAAAAGAAGATGACCGCCACCTCTGGCCAGAGATGCTTAGAGCAATACGAGAAATTCAGCCGACCTACGTTGTGGGGGAGAATGTTCTCGGACTTGTTAATTGGAATGGAGGGTTGGTATTCAACGAAGTGCAGGCTGACTTGGAAGCTGAGGGGTACGAAGTACAACCGTTTGTACTTCCAGCTTGTGCCGTCAACGCACCACACCGAAGGGATAGAGTTTGGTTTGTTGCCTACTGTAACCACTCAAGAAACGCCACACCTTCAAGCCGAACTAACGGAAAACAATCGGAGGAAAGCATTGAACGGCAACAGCCACAGCTTAAACATTGCGGATTTAGCACTAAGAAAAATGCTACCAACTCCAATAGCTGGGGATTGGAAGGGTCAATTAAGGTCAGACGGAACGGCAAATATGTTGAGCGGGAAAATGGCACTTATTTACAAGTCAATAATGCTACCAACCTCAACAGCAATGGACAGCACGAATGCGACAGCAACAATGAAATCAACGCAGGTCAAGGAGGGATCAATGCACAGCGTGACATTGAACAGATACATACTAAACAACCCATTGCTGAACACACCAACTGCATCAGACAAGAACGGAGGATGCACCAGGACAAACCCGAAATTACAATTAGGAAGCAGCTTAGTGAACGAGATGCACGGAGTACTCAATCAACCAGCTGGAAAAACTTCCCAACTCAACCCCCCATTTGTATTGGAGATGATGGGCTTTCCTCCCGATTGGACAACATTACCTTTTCTAAATGGAGAAACGAAAGCATAAAGGCAGCTGGTAATGCCATAGTTCCGCAAGTGGTTTACCAAATATTTCAAGCTATTTCAAAAATGCCATAAATATTTTTATTTAAAGAGATACAACTAATGTGAATAAGTGTATATTTGTGAACAATTAAACAACTAAAAGATGAAGGCACAAATTAGAATTGACTTACAAGGGCAGCACTTACACGTTGCTGCTCAAAGATTTAGGCTGTCAAACCGATTAGACCTAAAGTATTTTGAAAACTTTGATTCGTTGAAAGATGCACGGCAGTACTTGCTTGACCTTTCGCAAGACTTGGAAGACACCGAGTTGGGTGATGACTGGTTGTCTTACGACAGCGTGACAGCGTACATTGTAACCGAAAAGGAGGAGATGTTATGAGAGTATTTTATTTCATCCTTGCATTCTTTGCGGTGCTAATCGAAAGCGACCGAGTGGATCAGTTTGTTTGCTGGGTAATTGATGCGCTGGCACTAACTACTTTTTGTGTATTCCTTGCCTTCTTTGGCACGATAGCCATAGGCTTAATTTTTAACTGATATGAAAACACCTATTGAATTAGCAATCGAAGTGATTGCCGACCTCCCGACCGAAGTGCTAAACGCTTCAAGTATAAAGCAAGTCGTTATCGGCTTACTCAAACAAGCAGCCGTACACGAAAGAGAGCATTTAACGCTTGCATTTATGGAAGGGCAATCAACACCAAAGGCATCCTTTGAAATGTGGTTTAATAAAAAGTATAAAAAGACTGAAAGGACAAACGATGACACCGAATGAAATAATTGAAAGGGTAGCTATCTACCGAGGGGTAAGCATCCAGCAAATACTGGGCAAGTCAAGAAAGCAAGAGATAGTAAACGCACGGCATGGGGCGCAGTATTTAGTGATGAAGCATTGCTCTAAACTAAAGCAAGAAGCTATGGCGTTGCCTTTCAATCGTGACCGCACTACCTTACTCCACGCAAGGGATGCGGTGAATGATTCGCTGGCTATTAACGATGGGCAGTTTCGATGGATCAACAACGTAGAACTTGGAAAGGGCTACGGAGATAAAGTCTTAGAGAAGCTATTTGCAGCCAAGGAGTGTATGGACAAAGGATACACGGGGGAAGCCAAGAAGATAGTCAACGATGCTATTGAGTTACGGCAGTCGTTTTTGGATAGCTTAGAGGAGTTAAAATTGCAGCAACTAAACGCCAAGTAAATGAAATATCAGCACGTTCCAACTGGCGTATTTTATGACCAGCCTAATTATACAAACTACCACCCAAACGATTTTAAGCTGGTAGACAAAGAACCACACTACAACCATCAGCCGATTGAGGTGATTGATATGATGCTATCTATTTACGGCAAAAAAGCTGTTATTCATTTTTGCTTGCTTAATTCATTTAAATATAGAATGAGGGCAGGACATAAAGACGATGCGGTTAGGGATATAGAGAAAGCGTTGTGGTACGAAAAAAAAGCTAAAGAGTTGGAAATCAAATAAAATAACTATATTAGCAGCCGTGAAGGCACGGCAAATCATAATGCAGCTGTATGATTCAGGCGAACTGATGAAGGCTTGCAAGTCAATAGGCAGCACTTATTCCGACGATTTATGTCAGGAGGTGCTGCTTTGTCTTTTTGAGAAACCCGAAGCCAAGATATTAGAAGCGCACGAAAAGGGGTATTTTCGGTTTTACGTTGTTAGAATAGTGATGAACTTTGCCAACTCTAAAAACTCCAGCTTCCACAAGAAGTACCGAAATAGGGATGAGGTCATTCCGATTAATCATTTAGGGCAAGTAGGTGAAATGCCAGTTGAATCGTATCTTGAATCTCACGGAATAGACTTAACCGCCCCCGATTACGACTACCAAAAGGACTTAGAAACGCAAGGAAAAATAGACCGATTAGAGGTTGCTTATCTTAGACTCAACAACGAATCGGAGTTTCCTTACGAACAAAAACTACTTGACTTACATTTAACACTAAGGAACAAAAGAGCGGTCAGCCGATTGACCGGGATACCTTACCGCACGGTATGTCATAACTTAGACACAATCTATAAATCTTTGAAAGATGCAGCACTTAATTATTAGCGCACTTGCTGGCTTAGCTGGCTATTCATTTGTTATGCTTGCAGGCTTCAAGCTAAAGGGCAAGCCTCTGAACTGCCAAGTTTGTATGGCTTTTTGGTTTGGCTTGATTACCTCTTTATTAGTCGAGCCATCTTTTTACGCACCAGCCGTTGGGTTCGGTGCAATGTGGTTTGCAGCAATGGCACAAAAAACTTTACTAAAATGAACCAAGACCAATATCTACAACTAAGGGCAGCACGACCTTACCTCGATCAATACCACGCTGTGGGGAGTGTAAGCATTCCGCACGATGTAGCGCAGATGATGCAGAAGGTACACGGAGAACTTTACGGAGGTGGCTTTAACAACTGGTGTCAGGCTTGCGTAATCGAAGCACTTACAAAATTGATGGTTGCTTTTGATAATTACGAAACTAAAAGCGCACCGGTAATTGTTTCACAAGAGGCTAAAGTAAAAGCAGATGTCCCCAAGCGAAGCAGCAAACGTAATTCAAATCTTGACTAATACGCTGGAGGCTATCTGCGACACGGAGGTAGATAATGCGTATGAAGTAAAACAAAAGCTGATTGATAAAATAAGCGAACTAATAGACAAGCTATAATGGGAACAGCAGCAGGAAGAACAAAATACATTGAAACACCTGAAAGGTTATGGGAACATTTTGAGTCTTACCGAAAGCAGACTAAATCTAACCCTCGAAAGAAAATGGTGTTTGTTGGCAAAGATGGCAACAAAGATTATGAGTTGCTTGAAACCCCATTGACAATGGAGGGCTTTGAAAATTGGTGTGCTGACAACGAAATAGCGCAAGATTTAGGTCAGTATTTTGAAAATCGTGATAATAGGTATTTAGAATATGTTGCTATCTGTTCACGTATTAGGCGTGCAATTCGCCAAGATCAAATTGAAGGTGGCATGGTAGGTCAATACAATGCGAGCATTACGCAGCGTTTAAACAACTTGGTAGATAAGCAACAAACAGAAATCAAACAAGAACAGCCTTTATTTCCCGAATCTTAGCAAGGTGGTAAAAGTTAACGGAAAAACAATTATATTTGTAAATGGAAAAATGGAAAGATATAATTGGATACGAGGGGCTTTACGAGGTTTCTAATATCGGAAACGTAAGAAGCAAGGGTAATGGAAATTCAACAAACCCCCAGCATTGTGTTGCAAAACCAATCACGCTAAGATTAAAGGGGGCTGGGTATTATCAAGTCAAGCTGTTTAAAAACGGAGAGAGAAAATACCATATGGTTCATAGGCTTGTGGGATTTGCCTTTATTACAAATAAAGAATTGAAGAGCCAAATTAATCACAAAGATGGCAACAAGATAAACAATTGCGTTTCTAATTTAGAGTGGGCTACACCAAGCGAAAATATTAAACATTCTTTTGATACCGGTTTAAATATCAAGGCAAAGGGGAAAGACAATCCACAAAGCCTTGCTGTGTTGCAGTTAGATATAAATGGAAAGATTATAAAAGAATGGGGAAGTATAAAGCAAATATTGCGTGAACAAGGCTATAATACCGTTGGTATTATTAAGTGTTGCAAAAAAGAAAAACGATACAAAACAGCATACGGATACAAATGGGAGTACAAACATTTATACGCACAAGCGCAATAAACAAGCTACTGCAGATGACCGCCCGAAAGAAAGTAGTCCAGGGTGGAACATCTGCAGGGCGTTAACCCCCTTTGGCAACGGAGGGGGTGAATTGGAAAGACGTTTGGAATATTGCCTATTTTAATAGATTTGGCAGCACGTGCATCGCTAAAAGAAATTAGCGTTGTTTCGGAATCTATACCTCATCTTCGACGGGGTGCGATTAAGGATTTTAAGAAAATAATGGTAGCCACAAATCGATGGAGAAATGAAGGCTGGAATAGTACATTGTTGACTTATAGATTTAGCAATGGAAGTTATATTGAGTTTTTTTCTGCAGACCAAGAAGAAAAATTACGAGGCGCAAGAAGGCAGGTTCTTTATATCAATGAGTGCAACAACATAACTTTTGAATCATATCATCAATTAGCAATAAGAACAAGTGAAGATATTTGGTTGGACTTTAATCCAACTGCTGAATTTTGGGCGCATACCGAAGTTTTAAAAGAGCCTGATTCCGAATTAATTGTTTTAAATTATTTAGATAACGAGGCGCTTCCTGACACAATTAAAAAAGACATAGAGCAAGCACGGGAAAAAGCAAAGACATCTGAATATTGGGCTAATTGGTGGAAGGTGTATGGGCTTGGTCAAATTGGAACGCTTCAAGGGGCTGTTTTTGAGAATTGGGAACAAGTTGATGACATTGATAGAATCAATTGCAAGTTTGTTTCGCTTGGATTAGACTGGGGATTTACCAATGATCCAACTGCTTTAATTGCTGTATGGAAAAAGGGAGATGATTTGTATGTTGAAGAATTAATTTATGAAAGAAATTTGACCAATCAAGATATAGCATCAAAAATGAAAGCAATGGCTATAAACCGAACCCAAGAAATAATTGCAGACAGCGCAGAGCCAAAAAGCATTGAAGAAGTTCATAGGCTTGGGTTTAACATACATCCAGCAAAAAAGGGGCCTGATAGCATACGCAACTCAATTGACATATTAAGAAGGCAAAAGATACACGTTACTAAAAACAGCGTGAATCTTATTAAGGAATTTAGAGAATACAAGTGGAAGCAAGACAAGAATGGTAAAATGCTTGACGAGCCAGTAGATTTCCAAAACCACGCTATTGATGCGCTTAGATATGTGGCACTCAATAAATTAAAAGTGGCTAACTCAGGAAAATATTTTATATTGCAGGCGTAAAACGACAACGATGAAAGCGCAGACCTTTATTTTTGTACACGACCAGCAGATTGTATTAGACTACATTCAAGCTGGCAAGTTTGACCAATTACCCGATGTAAGGTATGTGTTTTTAGGGCAGCGACCGATTAACTTATTAGACCAGTTTATTGGCGAAAAGAAAGTTATCGTAGCGAGAAACCTACCCGACAACATCGAACACCTCCCGAACTTAGTGGCTTGGACTGGCTGGTACGCTGTGGCACGAAACGGACTAATCACAGCCGACATCGTTAATCTATTTGAGTACGATGTAAACTTATTGGGATGGAAGCAGCCAATGTCTTCGGCAGCTTACTTTTGGCATCCTTACGCTGATAATACGTGGTGGAACTACAACGGAATAAAGCCTGAACTACGGAGGCTGGATGTATCGGTCAGCAATGACCCTTTACCGATGACGTCCAATTATACGCTGTTTATTGATAAGATTCATCCCTTTATTAATACATTAATGCAGAGCGACCTTGACCCCGAACACGAGCAAGCTGGTCACATCGTGGAGAGATATTGCAGCGCATACTTTCAGTTTAAGGTCACGGCTGCTGGTGGACTTACACACATTTACGCTGACAGCCACGGCACGCAAGGCAGGGGGCAATCATACATTGAGATAAAAAACAGACTGCTATGAGCCAATTTAAAACCGACCTTCTTGACCTGCGCCTATGCGACAACATGGAGTTAATGGCGCAATATCCTGACAAGCATTTTGAACTTGCGATTGTTGATCCTCCGTATGGTATTGGTGAAGATGGCTGCAAAAATCACTCAAGAGGAAAAGCAACAAAAGCAACAAAATACACGCCTAAAAATTGGGATAAACAACCCCCAAATCAAGAATATTTTAATGAACTATTTAGAGTATCTAAAAATCAAATTATTTGGGGCGCAAATTATATGATTGATAAAATACAAAAGCCATCAATGGGGTGGATATTTTGGGATAAAGGTATGGAATTTCAGGATTTTAGCGACGGAGAATTGGCTTATACAAGTTTTGAAAAAGCATTAAAAAAATATCGTTTTGTATGGAACGGAATGTTACAAGGTGACATGAAAAATAAAGAAACAAGAATACACCCAACTCAAAAACCTACACAATTATATAAGTGGCTGCTACATAACTACGCCAAACAAGGCGACAAGATACTTGACACGCATCTTGGAAGCATGAGCATTGCAATAGCTTGCCACGACTACGGATACCACTTAACTGGTTGCGAACTTGATCATGACTATTTTGCCGATGGAATAAAGCGTGTAAATTCACACATAAAACAACTAAGCCTTTTTGCATGATAAGAGTGGTAAACTACGGAAGCGGTAAATACGAGCAGCTTGCAAATACGCAGTTTGTAAATGGCTTGCCTTTGAGAACTTATACCAACCCATCCCCTAAAGGAAGGGGTGATAACTATTGGAGGTGGAAGCCCGAAATACTCTTAAACACCATGACTAAATACAAAGGAGATTTCATCCTTTACATTGATGCTGGTGATTACCACACGGAGGACTTTTGGAAGTGGCTAACTGCCTACGTTGTTGTTTCG